CTTTTCCTTGTCTCTTATTGAAATACCAATCTCCTTCGTACGTTTCACCATCTGGTAAGATCTGTTTACCCCTTCCTTGTCTAAAATCAAAATCCCAATCTCCTTCGTACGTTTCACCATCGGGTAAGATCTGTTTACCCCTTCCTTGTCTCTTATTGTTATACCAATCTCCTTCGTAAGTTTCACCACTAGGTAAGGTCTCTTCGCCTTTTCCATTTCTCATTCCACAATTCCAATGACCTTTGTATATATGACCATTCATATTGATTTCATCTATTTCATTATAAATCTTTAATTTTTTACGCAACAAAATATCCATTGTTTCATACTTTGTAGAATACATCTCGTATCCAAGGTCTATTGTATTTATATTGATTAAGTTTTTTCCTGTTTTTTCAATTATTGCGTGTTGATTTAATGCTGTTGTACATCGAGTTCCATCTAAAAAAACTAAGCTTTTAGATTGCCAATTAAATTTGCTGCAAATATATAAGTCACAATCATTTCCAATAGCAACTTCAAATAAATCAGGTAATGGTTGAAAAACACGTGGCGTATTAACTATCACATCTGAATTAACTTCATGATAATTCAATGTTTGATATATATATCCAAAAGCGATTATCATATTTATTTTTCCAGTTTTTTCATCTTGTATTTGATTTAAACCACCTGTTATATTATACTTTTTATTACTAATTTTTTTTTGTAATCTCTTTTTGTTATAACTAGTCTTGTTTTTTAAAATCTTGTTTTTAGAAATTTTATATATTTTTCTTATAGAATGTTTGGTTTTTAATATCTTGTTTTTAGACCTTCTATGTATAATCATATATATATATATATTATGTAATAATATATCAAAAATTTAAATAATATATTATTACTTACATATCATACATTTAATAATTGTGAAATTTATCAACTTGTAAAACTAAATTTATATGTTATTTATATAAATTACTTTACCAAGCATATACATTACACTGTTTTCTATTTTCAATAAAGGGTTTTAATTCAGTAAATAATTTTTCTTTATCGTCGTATTTTTTTTTCATAAAAACTCTAATTCCGTCTGGGGCATGAACTACCCACATTACGGAACCTTCTTCCCAACTTTCATCAAATGTGTTTTTGTTATAAATTCGTTTTTCTCCACCCATTTGTTTTCTATTATTACGGGATTTTTTTAACTTATTATTTGTAGACCGTTTTATTATATTATAAAAATAAGAAATAATTTTCAAAATATACTAAATCACACATTGATTGTGTTTTAGCACATTTTCACGCTCCTGACTGGGTTCGAACCAATGACCTTCCGGTTAACAGCCGGACGCTCTAACCAACTGAGCTACAAGAGCTGAAACTAGGGTTATAAGAGTTTCTTACTCCCCTACTATATATAATAGTGTTATCTTTATATACTTATCAAAAATAATTAATTATCATTGACGAATTGTAAAATTAGATGTTTTGAATGATGTATCTCTTCTTATATATTTTAAAATAAAATTGAAAAAAATAAATAAGTATTACAATTGATTAAAAATGGAAAGTCAAATCTATGATTTAATACGCTTATATAATAATACGCATAAACATAAATTAATAATACAAAAAATAATAAATAATTTAACATTAGAATATATAAAAACAACACAAATGACTACGACAAGCACTGACACTGATTTTAAATTAGTTCGACATGAATGGTTAGCAAGAAAATATGCAACAATTTGGCGTATTAAAATGATTGAGAAAAAAAAAACATATAAGCCGTTTAATTTAATTGATTATTCTACATGGGTTCGTGTAGTTGATGTATATGATGGCGATACATGTAAAGTATTAATGAATTATAGAGGTCATATTGATCAATGGACTGTTCGTATGAATGGTTATGATAGTCCAGAAATGAAACCACCTAAGACAAATCAGAATCGTGAAAAAGAAAAAGAAGCTGCGAAAAAAGCGAGGGAAGCATTAATGACCCATTTTACTAATAGTTATATATTTATAAAAATTGTTGGTTTCGATAAGTATGGGAGATTACTTGTTGAAGCTTATAATGGAAAAGTACATATAAATAAATGGATGATACAAACAGGACATGGATATAGTTATGATGGTGGTAAGAAAAAAAATTATAATGAAGAATAAAATTGATTTTTATTTTGTGAAAGGTAATCTGATGAATGTAAAAAATGTATCGTATATTTGGACAAAAAAGTTTGGAGAATAATGAATTCATAAGTGAAAGTAGAATGACATTATATAGTCAAAAACTTAAAAAATTTCATAAAATACGTGTTCTAAAAAATTATACAAAAGTAATTATTTATATACGAAGAGAAAATTGGACAAGTGAACAATTTATTACAGAATATGATAGTAAAACGAACAGTGTAATCATTCGTGACTATAAATTTAAACTATTAGATAATCGGGTAAAAGATACTACTAGTTTAACTTTAAAAATGTTTCGGGAAGAACAGGTAGCGGATTATTATAAAGAATATTTGTTAGAAAATCCTGTTATTGTGAGGAGTCTTTCATTTTAGCTTGTTCAATAGAATTATATATAGGTAAAAATATAGCAAGTAGACTTTCTGTATAGTCCGGATCACTTATTCCTATTATTTTATACGTATATTTAGTAATAATATCGTATTTATAGTAACTTGTTATTATATTCTGAATAATAGGTGAAATAACTTTTACAATAAAATAATTTATTTTTTGTATTTCGGCAATCCTCCATAATGTATAAATAATTCTTTTCGCAAAACCCTTGTCTCTAAATTCATCATAGACTAACACATTTTCTAAATAAATAGAAATTAAATTATCCGTTTTATCTATACAATATTCTAAGATAAATCTACTTTTTTTATCTTGTATTTTAAAATTCATCATTTTATCAAAAATATATTATTATAGGATATATTCTTTAATTTCTAACATATAAACTGTCCGGTATTACAATATCACGTATTAATAATTTATCCAAGTCTTGAACATATTCTAACATCCAAACATCACCTCTATAGGTCGCCATATTCCGCCATTCATCTAATATATTCACAATTTTTAAAATTGTTCGAGTTAAATTTCCTTCATAAATATTATATTTTTCAACTATTTCAGAAATCGGTATACCATTTACCCAATCTTGAATAATATACCACAATTCTTGTGTGATTGACCATTGTTTTAACTGAACGCCTAAATACATATCAGATGCTATCTTAGATAAATTTTCAGCTTTTTCTAATAGAAAAGTTAGACTATCGCTATATATAGGCTCTGGACAATCTAAACCAACTCGGTCACCTATTAAGAATAGACTAAATATAGATAAAAGTTCATTTTTATCAGGTAATCGACTGCGGTCTTCCGCATACCAAAGATATAGTTCACTCATTAAAATTGTATTACCTTCATTAATTTCTGTAGCAAGAACTCCTTTTTCTGTTAAATTATTATGATTCATATCAATAAATTTTTCGGGTATATCTTTTAAAAACCCTGTTTTTTCTAGAAAGGATGCGTAGCCTCCCATAAATAATTCTAAATTATCTATATTATTATATTCAGACTCTAGCTCAAATAGATTATCTTTATTTTCAATAAATATTTTAAAAGTTTGATATAGAATATCCCAACGTTTGCCAATATGTCTATTTTTCCAATTATCAAGATTCTTTTGTCTTGTTTTTATAGGAATTGAAATATCTTCTTTTAGTGATATTTCAAGCAGATGTCTTTCATTTGTTTTATCATATTCTCCTTCTTTAAATTCTTCTTGTAATTTATTCATTTTAATTTTTAATTCATTTATTTCACATTGTAATTTGTTTTTGTGTAAATTTAATTCTACAAACCAATAGCTATTTTTAACAATATCACTCCAATGATATTGTTGACTATGTAATGATTTGAATATAAAATCAAATCCAAAATCCATTTTACTTTGTATAATTGATTTTTTACCAGTCATCATAGCTCGTATATCTGATTGACTTTCCGGATAACGCATAGGAAGATAGATAACATATCCTTTTGTATCAATACCACGACGACCAGCACGTCCAGCCATTTGTAGATATTCATCCGTATATAGCATTCGTGAACCACCTTTTTCTCCATCGGGTTTTTTAAATTCTAAAAATACAACTGTTTTAGTTGGCATATTTAGTCCAACTGAAAATGTTTCAGTAGCAAATAACAATTTAATAAATCCTTTACTAAATATAATTTCTATTATTTCTTTTAAAATTGGAACAAGACCACTATGATGATAGGCGATTCCTTTTTTAAGTAAATCTAGAAGACTGTAATATTGCGGCAGACTTTCAAGTTGTTTTTTGTATGGATGTGTATAAAAATGGAATATATTTTCAATTTCACATGCTTCCTTTCCAGACACTAGACTATCTTGTATACCACTGGCATAACTTTCACAATTTTTACGTGAAAATACAAAACAAATAGCTGGACAAAGTCCACATAACTTTAGATAATCTATTAAATTATTAAGTCTATTTTGTCCACTATATGTTTTAGCTGCTTGTTTTTGATATTCTCTACTTTCAGTTGGAAGGGTATGATCGACCATTTTATTAAATTCTTTTTCCCATTTTCCATAATGTTGTCCATTCCATATTCCATCATTTGACATAATAGGAAGTAAAGCGTTATCACGTGTAAATTGGTCTGCTAATTCATCATAAGGTGTCGGTTTATATATATAATGTGTTAATGGAATGATTCGTTTAGTGTTAGAAATGAGATGAATAGGTCGTTTTTTAAGATTACCTAACCATTTAGCCAAATATTCCGGATGTTCAATTGTAGCACTTAAAAGCACTAATTTGATAGTATTTGGTAACATAATAAGTGTTTCTTCCCAAACTTTACCTCGTTCTATATTATTAATATAATGCACTTCATCCATAATAACTGTATCTACATCTAAAAGACTTAATTGACTAGTTATTCCTAACTGTTTTGTATAGCTTTTATGTTTATATAGTAAATTTCTTAAAATTTCGGCGGTCATAATTAAGCAAGGTGCGTCCGGATTAAACTTGATATCTCCAGTCATTAATCCAACATTAGATTCTCCATAAGCATCTTTAAACTCTTTATACTTTTGGTTACTAAGCGCCTTTATCGGACTTGTAAATATCACTCTTTTATTTCTAGAAAATGATAATGCTATTGCGTAGTCTGCCAAAGTGGATTTACCACTGCCTGTAGCAACACATGCCATTACATTTTCATCTTTATTCATCGCACGAATAGCTAATTTTTGGAAATAGTCAAGTGGATATTTATATACTTTGATACTTTCATTATCTGTCCAATCATTTGGATGTTCATTGATATGAGTAATAAGATAATCTGTCATTTTTATATAATACTTTATTCATTTCTTGTTTCAATTTTTTAAGTAATAAATATAGTATATATTATTATGTGTTATAACGCACCAATATCATTTTTAACATTTTTTGTAGGTATGTATATAGCATACGAAATATGGAATAGGCCAAAAGATAAAGCATTTCATAAAAACTATGATTATTGGAATGCTCTATTTATAGTAAGTTTTATATTCGTTCAATTAGGTGAAGGATTTATATGGTTAGGGTATGAAATATTTCGTTATTTTTTGGTATTTATAGTAGCCCTACAACCAATTGTTCAAAGTTTTGGTAATGCTTATTTTAATGGAAAATCCATATTTTATATTCCAGTTATCATTGGTTTATTA